TTCTTGGTGATTTTGTTGTTGAGGGGGTGGTTGTCTATGTACTGGACGGGGAACAGTTTTGGGACGAGGTGCCGAGATCTCAATCTCATCCATGAGCGCCTGTTCATCAGCATCCAATTTCATCACAGTAGTATTTCCTCGGTCAAGAATAATTTCTTCGTCCATCTACTCTCTATGTAGAAACTAAAAAAAATATCTTTAACGCACTTTAAAAAAATGTACACATATAATAAATGTTCCAGTTGAATCGAACCAATCGCAATGCGATCACATCTATCATCGTATTAATTCTGTTGATTGTCGTTCTCGCAGTCACTGCTAAGAGCAGTCCTTATCAACCCAGGCCAATCAAGGTCAAGGCTGTTTCTGAGGAGTCCATCTTCGGTCTTGAACCTAGTCTCGAATGTACAGCGGGTTCGGGTAAAGAGGATAGCCCCTACTCCGTTGGTCTCACCCCTGGTGGTCTCTGTGGTGCCCAAGAACTTGTTGCCGATCATGCTGGGTACGAGATCGAGGATGGAATCGGTGGATCTTTAATCTAAGCTAACTATAAATGGCTCTCATTACTTCACCAACGGAGACGATTCCCGATCTCAACTATGAGTACCACACAATCACAGTCGATACCATCGGACAGGATAGTTCCAACACCTTTACAAGCTTTCTCAGTCAGCCACTGAAGAATGTTGTTCAGGCTAGACTTCTCGCCGCTCGCATCAACACAACCACCGCTACCGAACATTGTTATGTTTCCATCGAACAACTCGACTCCATTTTTGGTGATCGCACCTCCAACGTGTATGAAGGACAGGCTTCGCTTAGTATGCTTAGAAACTCATTCGCGAGTCTCGTAAAGAATGAAGACAACTTCGTGACCTTCAAGGACGAATACCCCGTAGTCACACAATACATCGATCCTATTCGTAGTATCGATCGTTTCAACGTGACTATTCGTAACCAAGATGGTATCACGATCGCTCGTACAGGTGCTAATGATAAAAACTTTCTCGTAATTCGTTTCGTGTGTAGAAAACCCAATCTGTAATTTTCTCCCTTTAAAGTAGTATACCATGTCCGCTGGTGTTGTGCAATTGATCGCCATCGGGGCCCAGGATGAATACATCACTGGTGACCCTGAAATTTCTTTCTTTAGCTCGACCTTCAAACGGCATGCTAATTTTTCACAGTCCATCGAAAAACAAGTCATCCATGGACCTGTGAAAAACAATTCGATGTCCAGTGTTCAATTTGAACGATCTGGAGATCTTCTCGGCTACGTTTATTTCACTCTCGATGATAGTACCCAAGCCCTCGACATTCAACGATGGGACACCATTATTGATAAAGTGGAACTCTACATCGGTGGTTCCCTCGTCGATAGTCAAGATGCGATTTTCACTGAGAAAATCGCCATCGACACATTCGCCCAGAACGTCTCCAAAAGTGCGTTAGGTACACACCCAGGTGTGAGCGCTCGCTCGTATTTTTATCCCCTCCGCTTCTTCTTTTGTGAAGGACCCCAATGTGCACTCCCCCTTGTAGCACTCAACTACCACAATGTCGAAATTCGCATTCATTGGGCGACAGCAGCCTCTAGTTATAACGTCGATTGCTTTGCCAACTATTACTATTTGGATAACGAAGAGCGTGGAAACATTGCCACACGCAGACATGACCTTCTCATCACCCAAGTTCAAAAGAATCTACCTTCTCGAGCCACAACTCAAGATTTACATTTCAACCATCCCATCAAGTATCTCGCATCTTCGGATACAACCACAGATGGAGCCCTGACATCCCCCACCAACAAGGTGAAACTAAACATCAATGGTCTCGATGTGAGCAATTACAGGTGGGGTAAACCTCATTTCATCGATGTGATGAACTACTATCACACAAATTTTGTGACTTCCCCCGATTTCTTCTTGTATTGCTTCTGTCTCTCAACGAGTTCTCTCCAACCCACTGGAACTCTAAACTTCAGTCGTCTTGATTCAGCTAAGATCATGAGTGAGACCTTACCAATTAACGACCCTATATACGCAGTCAACTACAATATCCTCCGTATCGAGAATGGCATGGCTGGACTTTTGTATGCAAATTAAAATGCCCAACTATATTAAATGGTCAAGAACTTACCGACGGTGGAACGTTCAACCAAAATTAGGTTCGGTAAGAATGTCCCAGACTCCGATGTTCAGGCTGAAAATACCATTATTATTAACGCCAGTAATACACTGGTGACCACACCTAACAGTGGAAGTATCTATATGTCTCCCGTTCGTTTCAGGGATGATTTCACGGATACTAACATCGTCCTTATGATGTATAATCGTGTAACGGGTGAAATATCCGAATCAGGTGAAAGTGCTTCAAATCTTGTTGGTGGTCAAACTTTACAAGCTACAACTGAACGCGGTAATACGACTACACTTACTACAAGGTTTACAAGTCCTACTACAGGTATTGTGACAACTGGAAAGGTGGGTGTCTCGAATATCTTGCCCGATCATACATTGAGTGTGGGTTCGAATGTGTATATAGATGATACAGGTTCGAATGTTCTCGTTGTTTCTGGTGGTGTTCTTTTGGATGGTAACCTCACCGTTAATGGCGGTGTCACCTCAATCGTCACCGAAAACCTTAAAATTAAGGATGCCATCATCGAATTGGGTCAAAATAATACATCCGGGGATACGACACTCGACCTAGGTCTTATCATGACACGTCCACAGTCGAATGTGACTGTAGGGTTTTTGGAAAGTTCTAAAGAAATTGTCATGGGTTTCACTGAAAGTAGTGCGGATAGTAATGTCATCACACCTTTGACAAGTGAAGACATCAATGTGCACGTGTATGGTCGCCTCTACACAGAAGCCAATGTTGGTATTTTAAACACTGACCCAATGCACACCCTCGATATCGGTTCAAACCTATATGTCGATGAATTTGGTTCAAACATTCTCGTCGTGACTGGCAATACGAGTATGAGTGGTGATCTCACAGTGGATACTGGTACTTTACATGTGGACGTTAGGAACAAGTCTATAGGACTTGGGACAGTGGTTCCCAATGCCAATCTCCACGTTGTTGGGAATGTGTATGTGAGCTCGAACTTAACTGTTGACACAGATACCCTTCATGTTGATGCTGGGGGCAAGTCCATAGGACTTGGGACTGTAAACCCCCAAGCAAATCTTCATGTGGTTGGAAATGTGTACGTGAGCTCTGATCTTACAGTGGATACGGACACCCTCCACGTAGATGCATCTGGTAGTAAAGTTGGTATCAAGACTAAAAGTCCAGATGCTGAACTCCATGTCGTTGGGAATGTCTATGTGTCTTCGAACCTGAGCGTGGACACTGATACTCTCCATGTCGATGCTGGGGGCAAGTCCATAGGACTTGGGACTGTAAACCCCCAAGCTAACCTTCATGTCGTTGGTAACGTGTATGTGAGCTCAGATCTCACTGTAGACACTGACACCTTCCACGTGGATGCGACTGGAAACAAAGTTGGTATCAAGACTAAAAGTCCAGATGCTGAGCTTCACGTGGTTGGTAATGTTTATGTGTCCTCTAACTTGACCGTTGATACAGACACCTTTCATGTAGATTCAGTGAACAAACGAGTTGGAATAGAGACCAAGAACCCTAATGCTAACCTTCACGTGGTTGGTAATGTTTATGTGTCCTCTAACTTGACTGTTGATACCGATACTTTCCATGTGGATTCTGTGAACAAGAGAGTTGGAATTGAAACTAAAAACCCAACTTCAAATCTTCATGTCGTTGGGAACGCTTACGTGACTTCAAACACAACCACTGATGGTACTCTCACCCTTAACCACCCAACAACAGCCCTCATCACCGATCTCACTGCAAATGTCGAGGTGAAGCTGAACCAGTTGGCGAATGTTGTCATAGGAGGTAAGGCACTCGCAAATGAAGATATGCTCGTATATGATGGTTCTAACTGGACAAACCAATTACAGAACCATACGTTCCTCTATGCAAAGGCTGAAGAAACAATCAGTAAAGGTGATGCTGTGTATGCCACCGGAACGGTCGGCAACAACACATTCTCTATTCGTAAAGCCCAATCTAACTCAAGTACAACTATGCCCGCCCTCGGTCTCGCGTATCAAGACTTTGCTCTCAACGATCAGGGTCTCATCGTCACCTTTGGTCGCGCTGATGGAATCAACACTGACAATTTTCAAACAGGTGAAACTGTATATGTCAGTAATGTTACCGCTGGTGAACTCTCAAATGTCAAACCCTATGGTTCTGGGGATCTCATCCAAAATATTGGTTTGGTCGTAAAGGGACACCCATCGACTGGCATTGTATCCGTCACTGGTGTGGGTCGTTCCAATGATATTCCTAATGCTCCCATAGTTGCTGATGAAGGAGATATCAACTATGTGTATGTCAATGACGCAAACAACGATCTCAAGAAGATTTTACCTACGAACCTCCTTACCCAACTCCAAACCCTTCAACAAGTCACCGATACTGGAAACACATCTTCCAATGTTGTGCAGTTTACAAATGCTACAACGGGTCTCGTGACTACTTCAAATCTTCAAGTAGGATCAAACATCTCAGTAGCCGGTCTCATTGATAGTACGAACAAACATGTTCCTATGGTAGGTCTTGACGGGTATCTTGAAAAGTCGCCCATCTATTTCACACCCGGAGGTACATATGTCGTGTCCGCCGCCGAAGCTGAATTTTTAGGTAATCTCACATTGAGTGGTAACACGACCATTCTCAACTCCGAATCCGTGACCATCTCGGATCGCATTTTCGGTGTCGCCGCGAACAATTCAGCTTCGGGGTTGGATAGTGGTTTCATGATTGAACACCAAGAAGGTGACCCCCTTGAATACGCCAACGTTGCACTCATTTATCACGCGGATGAACATCGTTTCTCGATTAGCTACACACAAAACACGTTTACAGACCAACACATTCTTCACTACGAAGATGAAACACATCTCATGCTCATAGACTTGTACGGAAACGCACAAGTTCGTCACAATTTAGACGTTCTAGAAACCCTCGACGTCACGGGTGCTACAACAGTTGGTGGTGATCTCACAGTCGGTGGTGCCTCCAACCTTTTCGTAGATGTGAGTGCTTCGAGGGTCGGTATAAACGAGGCTTCCCCTACCACAACCCTGGATGTAAATGGTGATGCGAGGGTGCAAGATACCACAGACGCAGCTTCAACCACCACAGGCGCCCTCGTCGTTTCAGGTGGTCTCGGTGTAGTCTCCAACATTCACTCGACGAATGTATATGCAGGTTCTCACGTGGGTGTGGGTACGAATGCGGCATCGGCACCTGTTCATATTCTCGTGAGTGGTACGGGTGAGACGACGAATGGTATTTACATGAAGAGTGCAGCGGGATCTTCGACCAACGATGCCATCGTAAATCTCGAAGTCGCCAGTGATGGTGGTGATGCCTTCATGACATGGAACGCTTCGGGTGGAGCGGCATTCGCTATGGGTCTTGATAGGAGTGAGAGCCTATTGACGATCGCGAACAGTTCGAGTAGTTTGAATACAAACCCCAGACTTAGAATGGCTACAGATGGCGCGGTGACCCTCACAAACGCGACAAATGCCACCTCTAAGACAACCGGTTCCCTCATTTTGGGGGGTGGTCTAGGTGTAACTGGGGACATCCATGCTACACACGCAAACCTCGAAGATGTGGAGGCTGATAGTATCGATGTCACTGATACTACGGCAGCTACTAACAAAACCACTGGTGCCCTGACAGTCGCAGGTGGTGTGGGCATCTCAGGTGCCACCTTCGGTGCCGCAGCCACTTTTGATGGTGTGACATCGGTTACAAACGCCACTGCAGCCACAGGTAAGACGGATGGTGCCCTCGTAGTTACAGGGGGTGTGGGCATCTCAGGTGCCACCTTCGGTGCCGCAGCCACTTTTGATGGTGTGACTTCGGTTACAAACGCCACTGCCGCCACAGGTAAGACGGACGGTGCCCTTGTAGTCACAGGTGGTGTGGGCATCTCAGGTGCCACCTTCGGTGCTGCGGCCACTTTTGATGGTGTGACATCGGTTACAAACGCTACAGCCGCCACAGGTAAGACTGATGGTGCCCTTGTAGTCACAGGTGGTGTGGGCATCTCCGGTGCCACCTTCGGTGCCGCAGCCACTTTTGATGGTGTGACTTCTGTAACAAACGCCACAGCCGCTACGGGTAAAACTGATGGTGCCCTTGTAGTCACAGGTGGTGTGGGCATCTCTGGAGCACTCTTTGGTTCTACAGCCGATCTCGATGGTGTAGTGACCCTAACCGACACGACGGAGGCGACATCATCGACTACGGGTGCTCTCAAGGCAGCTGGTGGTGTCGGTATCGCAAAGGATGTATATGTCGGTGAAAGAGCTTATGTCACGGGGGGTCTCATCACAAACATAGGTGGAGTCACAAAGAAGACCTATAGTTTCTCGAACATCGTGACATCTGGTGGAACTGCTCCAGAAATCAATGTGTACTTCACCTCAAATGTCTTCTACTCCAAAATGACTGCACAACTCGTGGATGACACAGATGAAGTGAGTACCCTCGTTCTCGAAATGGCTGGTGGTGGTCGAAATGGGACGGTACCCACTAAAAATATCAAGGTTGGTACGAAAAATATTTTCGGAGATGCTTCATCAACACCTTGGAGTTCAAATGTGTTGGTGGCACCGAATCGAATCATGATCACACCCTCAGGTGCTTTGACAAACTCTGGGAACTGTCATGTGTTCATGGAGTACACTTCGGATGTTTCCTCAGGTGGCGTGTCCAATGTTCAATTTGACTTTGATCAACATGTCATAAATTTTGGATACTAATCGTAGTCGTACAGATGTATTTGTATCCATCCTGTACCTCACCACCTTTATGGGGGAATGTCCACGAACATGGATACATCAAAACTTTACCCACTTCGGGTCTCACCTTTCTACCGTCAATAAATTCAGTACAACCTCCCTGATTTTCTTGAAGTGTGTTTAAGTAGAAAATAATTTGAATGAAATACGGTTTGAGTACATCACCATCATGATGCCAATCGTATATGTCCCCCTCCCCTAAACGCTGTACAAATGATGTGTTTTTGAAAGAGTTCTCTATCATACACAGGGTACCTCGGATCTCCATAGTCGTTAAAGGTGGTTTACATACTTTTCATATGCCTTAGCTGTGTAGTTAAGGAATAATGCATTCACATCTTCCCACCCTTCAAGGGTTGTAGATGCCAATTCAAAATTATTTTTTTTGCGCGTGACAAGTTGGTCACCCACGGGGTACGTAAAAGAACCTTCAACCTTTCTGTTGTCATTTTCAAATCCCTCGACGATCGTTTCGCATATATCTCGTGGTATGAAATTAGGAATCTCCAACACGAATTTGTCCATCCTTGTTAAACACTTTATCCAAAGCTTTATACAGATGTTCCCATGAATACTTTTCCCTTAGATACTCTCGAGCGTTAGGGAGCTCATCAGGGTTTTTGAAACAGTGTTGGAGATGATCTGCGAAGTCCCTGTAATCACATAGAGCTGTCTCTCCATCGTGGGGTTCAGTTTGTCCGATGCGAACCCACAACTTTGGCTCCACGAAATGGGCATAGGGTCCCATAGTCTCTTTGAGGGCTGGGATACCTGTGACAACTTGTGGGCGGTTGAGGTACATATGCTCCACTGGAGTTAGACCAAAACCTTCTCCTCGCG